TCAAGGTTCTTCATTCAAGTTCCTTCAAGTGCTTGAAATTTATATACGCCGGCCGAATCGTCCTACCCACCCCATCCATCTTCTTGATCACACCCAACTCAACCAACCTATCCACGATCCTCTTCGTAGACCCTATCCCCATCTTCCCACGTACATACGCAATATCCCGCAAGGTGGGCGAGAACCCATACTTCTCCCACCACGCATCAATCACCATAAACACTTCCTTCTGCGCCGGACTCATACCCGCCTCCATACACTCATCCCTCGTAGGATCACTACGCCGGATTTTCATGTCCCTGTGGATAACTTTTTTTGCGCAACCAAAGCGTTTTGGTTGCCGCGTAGTTTTCTCATTCATCTGCAATTTTCAACTAGAACTATCTTCCTCATCACGTTTTTTTGGGGATTGCCTATTTTTTAAGCAATATACCCCCCGGTGGGTCGCTTTCCAACGATGACGGGGGGGTCTCGCTGGAGGAGGGGGGTGGGGTGTCGTCAGGATGGTTTTCTGAAGGGGGTTGTTCGTGTGGAATAGTATGTAAAGACCCACGGGACTCCTCATCCACAGTTTGGGGGGTCGGGGGCGGGTGGGTCTCCGCTCCGGACAATTCTCGCATCAGGGCATCGGCATCCGCATCGATGATGGTCGCATCCTCCGCGCTGGCTTTGCTTAGCTCTTTGAGTTGGGCCATGATAGCCGCGCGCGCATCTTCGCTGCTTGTGATGGTGCGAACCTCTTTGCGCTCGGTGAAGGCCGCGACTTCGGTCACAGTCCCCAAAACCTTTGCAGCCGCCGTGATTTGGCCCGGTTTGGCTTCGGGGTCAATGATGACTTTTACAAGGGATTGGATGACAAGCTCCCGCAAGGCCGCGGGGTTTCTATGTTTCGCCCCCTCCAAAGCCAGTTGATAGGCCTCTATTTCCGCGTGTATATCGGGACGGGCCTTCAGCTTGTGCGCTTGGTTGCCTTGTGTTTTGGGTTTGGCCTTGCTGTTGTAGGCCCTTCGGTAAGCCTCAGCACCCGTTGACCCTCTCGCGACTTCAAGGGCGAAGGCCTTTTGTTTTGCTGTTAGCTCGCGGGATGCACCCTTTCCAAGGATGTGGGAGACGGGCACAGTATCCAGTCCTTCCCTTATCTGGGCTTTGGTTAGCTTGGTTGGTGTTGGTGTCTTACTCATGGGGCCAATACTAGGGGAACAGCGCAAGAGCCGCAACCGCTTCGCTTTAAACAGCCCCCGCGACACCCTTACCCGGTCAATAACCCCGATCAATCACCACACCCCGCCAGCACATCAAGCGCACCGATTGAAGCCCCGCCAAATAGCTTTACCCTATGGTCAAATGGTATCGCTGCAAACCTTCGTTCACAAAAATATTTTGCACCGATAAAAACAAATCATCAAACCAAAGCGCGGAAAAGCTCAAAAAGTCTTTATGATCTTATACCAGACAGGACGACACCCGACCTGCCACATAGGAGCAAATGACCATGAACACAACGAATGACATTCTCAGAGCAGCGCGCAGCAATCCAGCCATTACAAGCGCCGGGTTAATTGACGAAATGCAGCGCGGCGATGTTTCCGGCTGGCTGCATTTGGACAGCGTGCGATGGGGCAACTTTGCAAACTGGACTCGCGCCATGCACGAAGCCGCGCAAGAGTTGGCGCGTATCGAAGGCCAAAAAGCTCGCGCACAAGCTCGCCGCACCGCCACCAAATAAACAACCCGTAATCCTGGAGCAAAAACCGAAATTTACTCCAGGATTACAAACCCAACCGGAGCCCACAACATGAAACAGTACGAATACAACATCACCAACAAGCGCACCGGGCGCATTGAATACGCCAGAGCAACAGCAGCCAATGCTGTTATCGCTCACGCTCAAATTGTCCTGATGTATGGCGAACAGTTTGACGTATGCGAACTGTACAGCGACATAAACCCGCCGCACCACATCGCAGGGGAAATTGATTGTTCTGATTTCCCCGTTACCGATACCGCTTGGCTGATTGAGCAGGCCGACAAAATCCAAACCGCTTAAACCACAGGAGAAAGCACCATGCAAAAAACTTTTCACATTTACGGGTCAACAGCCGCCACATGGGCAACGACCACCGAAACCCGCGATCTCGGGCAGCTAATCAAGCTGCTAAAGCTCGACAAGATGCCCTTTAGCCTTTGGTATGTGCCACTGCCGCACGATGCCGATTATGAAATCAGAATGTACGCGCCGAATGTCGAAGGGGCGATTTATCTCGGGACTGTTCAACCAGAACAAACCAAGCAGCGCACCAAAACAATGGCAGAACTTGAAGCCGAAAGTACAGACGGATTCCGCAACGACTAAACCAACCCAGCCCGGTTAACCACCGGGCAACAACCGGAGCCCACACCATGACCGCATTAAAAGCCATCACCGCCGCCGCTTTGCTTGTCATCGCCGCAGCCGCAGCAAATAACGCTATCCCTTACGACTGCCACACCGACACCGAATGCGAAGCAGCAGAGGCCGCTCGTTGCTGGATTCTCTGCCAATGACAGGAGCCCAAAACATGAAACGCATAGAACACGCCCCGCATGACGCTGCATATATCGGCAGCACCGAAGGCCCGGACACCATGAGCGAAGAAACCGCCGACCGCTTGGGCGATGCCACCGCCCCGGCGTACATACAAGACCCGGACGGAACCCGCCATTTTTTTGACCTTTGCCCCGTTTAACCCCAAGGAGCCCGAACCATGAAACATTTTGCAGTTGAACTCAAGCGCACAAGCTACGTCACCATTTACGTTGACGCTGAAAACAAAGACCAAGCCGAAGATGCGGCTTGGCTGGAGTTGCAAACCAGCGACTACGACGACGGCGACGCTAACTGGGAATGCGCCGACATTTACGAGCAATTCGCCACAGACGATAGCCGCAGCAACGGCCCCCACCAGTAAACCACCACAGGAGACCACACCATGAAACCCCAAGACCTTGAACTACTCGCAGCCGCAGCCCTGATGCCAGCACGTTACAACGACCACGGAGAGCCAGCACAGCCCGCGGCAGTGACCGCCGCCGCAGCACTCGCCGCCAAAGTTGACGAATTAGGCACCCTTCACGCAGCCATCGCCGACATGAAACGTAAGGCCGACACCATCCGCACAGACTTAGAAGATGCAGGACTCGCCGACATTGAAGGCCAACTCTACCGGGTTAATTTTGCCCAATGCGCCGGAAAGACCTTAACCGACTGGCAGTCCATCGCCAAGCGCCTGAAGGCCAGCCCCCAACTTATCCGCGCATACACCAAGACGGGCGAAGCATCCACCCGCATGACAGTCAAAGCACGCCAGACACACTGAGGAGCCGACACCATGAAAAAAATTAACGTTTACAACGACCCCGGCCATGCATGGGCAGCCGTGAAAATTGACGAACTGCGAGCGCTGGGCATCGCCGACAAGATCAGCGCCTACTCTTACCAGAGGGGCAAGACCGCATATCTTGAGGAGGACTGCGACCTGAGCACCTATTTAGCCGCGATCAAAGCCACCGGGCAAGAGGTGCAATTTGTGGAAAAGCACACAAATAACCGAAGCCCGATTCGCTCATATGCAACATACAGGGCTGCAGCATGAACCGCCAACACTTCACCATGAACCCAGCACTACCACACCCCGACAGCGATAGCGACCCGGTGCCGATGCCACTAGACGAGGCTATAGCCTTTGCCCTTCGGGTTTTGAAAGACCCGACCGCAGACCAATGGATGCGCCAAAAAGCCGCGGACGAACTGTCCTATTCATTCGATACACAGGAGTAAACCGCCATGCGTTACCACTTTATCCAAGCCAGCAGCAACCGCAAGACCGGCCCGATTCCCCAGACATACACCAGCCGGGAATCTTGTCCCCCATCGTGCGCCCATTACAGGAGCGCGTGTTACGCCGAGGATTTTTACACCCGGTTAACTTGGGACAAAGTACCGACCAGAGGCACCGACCTAGACGGACTCACCAAGGCAA